CATATTTAATACAATTTTCATCACCATTAGGTATTGAATTTAATGCTGGTGATATTGAGGTGGAAATTAACTACATACTTTTAAACCCTCCATTCCCATCTACAAGTGGTAAAGATACTTACGAAAACAACGCAACAGTAACTATTGATGCAAACCCAGATTTTCAATTTGTTATAGCTGAACAAATACCAAAAATGAAGATTATTGATTTTCTTTCTGGCTTGTTTAATATGTTTAACCTAACCGCATACGTTGATAATGATGGCACAATAGTAGTTAGAACATTAGATAGTTATTATGCAGCAAGCACACAAGTTTATAACATAGACCAATATTTAGGTACCACAAAATCAACAGTAGATATTGCACTACCTTTTAAAGAAATAAATTTCAGTTACAAGGGTTTGGGTACTTTTTTAGCAAAGCAATTTAATCAACTAACCAATAGTGGTTGGGGGTCTTTATCATATTCATTAGATGGTGAAATATTTGATACACCAAGCGAAGCCTATAAAATAGAATTACCTTTTGAACATATGCAATTTGAAAGGTTATATGATGCAAATACAACATTGACAAGCACAACACCAACTGCTATACAATATGGTTATTCTGTAAATGAAAACCAGCAACCATACATAGGTGAACCATTGTTATTTTATCCTATTGTTAAAACTGCTATATCAACTAGTGGTGGACAAAAACCAAGAATAAGAGACACACAATCAACTGATATTGCAGATTTAGACCAATTTATTATACCATCAAATAGTTTGGAAACAACACCAACAACAAGTGGTAAAATAAATATACATTTTCAAAATGAGTTAAATGAATATTTAGCTAATCAACCAACTGGTACAGATAATGCAGATGAGTTTACAGATACATTATTTGAAACTGAATACAAAGAGTATATACAAGATGTATTTAATACAAGTAGAAGATTAGTAAAATTTACTGCATACCTACCTATGAAAGTATATTATAACTTACAACTAAATGATTTAATAGAAGTAGGACAAAATAGATACAAAATAAACTCTATGAAAACAGACTTAACAACTGGTAAAACAGAATTTGAATTACTAAACACAATATTATGATTAAGAATATAATTGACTTACTCCAGGTGGTTGATGGTGATACTGAAAACATAAAGATAGCACAAGGAAAAAATGCTTTGCCTAAAAATGTAAAGAATGGAATTAAACTACTTAAAAAACAAATAAAATGGCAATAACAAAAACCATTAATTTAGAAGTAAACACTAAAGACGCCCAAAAGAGTTTAAAGGGTTTAGAGAAAGGTGTTGAAGATGTAAATAAGGAAGTAAAAGACACAAGCAAAACTACTCAACAAATGGGTGGTACACTTGATAAGATTAGTGGCGGTGCAGTTTCTAAATTTGGTGCATTTAAAAGTGCGGTTGCTGGTGTTACAACTGGGTTTAAATCATTAAGGGTTGCAATCATTGCTACTGGTATTGGTGCTTTATTAATTGCGATTACTGCATTAGGTCAAGCATTTACAAGAAGTGAAGAAGGGCAAAATAAGTTTGCTAAAATACTTGGTGTTATTGGTAGTGTTACTGGTAACCTTTTAGACTTATTAGCAGATTTAGGTGAAAGTATTATAAGTGTTTTTGAAAACCCTAAACAAGCACTAATAGATTTTAAAAATGCTTTTATTGAAAACATTACAAATAGGTTTACATCTGCATTAGATACAGTTGGGTTTTTAGGTAAGGCAATAAAAAAAGTTTTTAGCGGTGATTTTAAAGGTGCATTAGAAGATGCAAAATCTGCTGGCAGTAGTTATATAGATAGTTTAACTGGTGTAAAAAACACAATAGACAAAACAACAGAAAGTGTAAAAAGTTTCAATAAAGAAATTGTTGATGATGCAAAAGCAGCAGCAAAGATTGCAGACCAAAGAGCAAATGCAGAAAAGGCAGCAAGAAAACTAATTGTTGAAAGGGCACAAGCAGAACAAGACATTGCAAGGTTAAGAGAAAAAGCGGTAAATAAAGAAAAATTTACTGCTGAAGAAAGAATACAATTTTTAGAAGAAGCTGGGAAGATTAGTGAAGATTTAGCAGCAAAAGAAACTGAGGTTGCAAAGTTGAGGTTAGAGGCTAAATTAACAGAAAATTCTTTAACCAAAAGTAACAAAGATGATTTAAATGAAGCTGCACAATTAGAAGCTAGTGTTATACAATTAGAAACACAAAGACTTAACCTACAAAAAAGATTAAGCACAGAACTATTAACTGCAAGACGTGAAGCAACAGCACAAGCAAAGAAAGATGCAAAAGAAGAACCAGTTGTTGTAGATGAGAAACTAAAAAAGATACAAGAAATACAAAAGGCTTATAAGCAAAAACAAGAAGATGCAGAAGCAGAAACAGAATTACAAAAAATAGCATTAGAACAAGAAAGAAAATTAGCAGAACTTGAAAGACTAGATGCAACAGAAGCACAAAAAGCAGAAGTTATAACATACTATCAAAATCAAATACAAGATGTAAAAGACAAGAATGCAGATGATGAGGTAAAAAGAGAAAAAATATTACAAAACCAAAAAATAGCTATAGTTGGTCAAACGTTTGGCACAATGGCAAAAATTTTAGGTGAAAACTCTAAAGCTGGAAAAGCATTTGCAATAGCACAAGCATTAACAAATACATATCTAGGGGTTACAGAAGTTTTAGATAATGAAACTACACTCCCAGAACCATTTGGTACAATACAAAAAGTTTCTAGTATAGCTGGTGTTTTAGCAACTGGGTTTGCAGCGGTTAAAAGTATTAAATCTGTTAAGCCAAATGGCGGTGGCGGTGGTACACCATCATTACCTGGCGGTGGTGGTTCTGCACCAACACCTCCCGCTTTTAACATAGTGGGTTCTAGTGGTGAAACACAATTAGCAGATGCAATAGGAAGCCAAACACAAAAACCATCAAGAGCATATGTAGTAAGCAATGACGTAACAACTGCACAAGAACTAGATAGAAACATTATAGAGGGTGCGTCTATATAAATGCAAAATTAAAAACTAAACACGTTATATATTTATGAAGATAATAGAACTTATTTTAGATGAAGAACAAGATGATATTGGAGTAGAAGCAATTTCAATAGTAGAAAGCCCAGCCATAGAAAGTGATTTTGTAGCTTTAAAGAACCAAGAAATAAAGTTAGCAGAAGTAGACAAAGAAAAGAAAATACTAATGGGTGCTTTGTTAATACCAAATAAGCCTATTTACCGCAATGGTGGTGAGGGTGAGTATTACATATACTTTTCAAAAGATACTATTGTAAAAGCATCTCAAATGTTCTTACAGAAAGGTAACCAAAGTAACTCAACACTAGAACACGCAGAACCTTTAAAAGGTTTAACATTAGTTGAAAGTTGGATAGTAGAAAGTAAAGAACAAGATAAATCTGCAATGTATGGTTTAGATGTACCAGTAGGAACTTGGATGGGTAGTGTAAAGGTAAACAATGATGATGTTTGGAATGAGTTTGTAAAAACAAACAAGGTGCGTGGCTTCAGTATAGAAGGATATTTTGCAGATAAAATGGAAACACCTAAAGACAAAACACTAGGTGACTTAATGAGTGAAGACGATATTTTACTTGGTAAGATAAAAGATATACTTAATGCAGAGAACTAAAAACAACAAAACATTTATACCTAGTAGAACATCACCCAAAGGCGGTGGGCGTGCTTGTTTATGTTGGGACACCAACAAGTATTCTATCTCTTGTTGTGATGGTTCTATGCAAGCACAAGGTATTGGTGTAATAACAAGAACAGACTGAAAACGCAAATTTTAATTTAATAACCGTTATATAAATAGTATGAAAGCAAATGAAATGTTAAACGAAATAAAAACACTTTTAAACATCGAGGTTAAACTTGAAGAACAAAAGTTAGAAAATGGTACTGTTGTAAGTGCAGAGGCATTTGAAAAAGGTAAAGAAATCTTCATTGTAACAGATGATGAGAAAATCGCAATGCCAGTTGGTGAATACATCCTTGAAGATGGAAGATTGGTAGTTGTAGAAGAAGAGGGTGTTATTGCAGATGTTCGTGAAGTATCTGATGAAGTACCAGCCAAAGAAGAAGAAGATGGTGAAGAAATTACAGAAGATTTAGGTGAAGAAAAAAAAGAAATGGCAGATGTTGCGGACTGGGAAGGAATGGAAAGAAGAATTCAATACCTGGAAGATGCAATTGCTGATTTAAAAGCTGATAAAGTAGAGGCTGAAAAAGAAGAAGAAGTTGAAATGGCTGAAGAAGTTACAGAAGTAAAAGAAGAAGTAAAAGAAGAACTTTCAGCAGTAAAACCAATTAAGCACAATCCAGAAGCAAAAGCACCACAAAAGAAACAAGTGCAATTTGGTAAAGGACAATTCACAACAACACTAGATAGAGTATTAAGTAAATTAAACAAATAAAAATGAATAAAAGAAACGTAAATTTAGCAACAACCGTAACTGTAAATTCCTCATATTCAGGAGAATTTGCTGGTGAATATATTGCCGCAAGTCTTCTTTCGGCGAGTACTATTGATGATGGCGGTTTAACAGTAAAGGCAAACATTGCATTTAAAGAAGTAATTAAGAAAGTAGCTACAAGTAACATTGTACAGTCTGCATCTTGTGATTTTGACCCACAATCAACTATCACACTTACGGAAAGAATTATCCAACCAGTAGAACTACAAGTAAATCTACAGCTTTGTAAGTACGACTTCGTTAACGACTGGGAGAGCCAGTCTATGGGTTATGGTCTTGGTCAAACATTACCACCAAAGTTTTCTGATTTCTTAATTGCACAAGTAGCAGCAGACGTTGCACAGAATACAGAATTTTGTATTTGGCAAGGAGATACAACTGCGGGAACTAACAACTCTTTTGATGGGTTTGAAAAACTAATTGATGCAGCAGCAACAGCGGGAGATATTCCAGCTGGACAACAAGTAGCAGCAGTAGCAGGTGGTTTAACATCTGCAAACATCATTGATGAACTTTCTAAAGTAGTTGATGCAATACCAGCAGCACTATACGGAAAAGAAGATTTATTCTTATACATCGGAAGTAAAGCAGCTAAACTATATGTACAAGCACTAGGTGG